CTACAGCACACGCGCGTTGTGCGTAGGAAGACACGTTGGAGGGATCAGTGAGACCTGCCAGATCATCTCCACAGATGATACGACTAGGACCCAGTCTCTCACTCATCCAATGATTGAGGAGGCTCAGGATCGAGAACGAACATGGGGTACCCATGAGCGAGCCTCGAACCTTGGGCACGTCAACCGAGCCCTCAATCACTCCAAAGTGTTTTCGGCAATAAGCCCTGCCTTCATGGCTCATCTGCGAAAGACGGTAACGGACATAATGCACTTCGTCACCAACTCCCAAGGATTCTTGGAGTTCCCGGACAAACAAGAGAGGCATGCCTGCTCTCCTGAGCCCGTCAATGACAGCGCGAATTGCATCGTGTCCAAACCCGTCCGTCGCGCAAGTAAGGTCAGCACTAAGCCACACCTTGCTTGGATGAGCCGCCCTATACAATCGAGAGAGGATAGCCTCTTCCGTATGCGGAGCATATGGAAGGATCTGAGGTACCCTCTCGAGTATAGCGGGCCAAAGGACCTGGCGAACCAGGTCACCCTTGGCAAACAGGGCCGCCGGCGGTTTGGTAATGATCCGTGCCTTCAGTCCCAGCTCCGCAATCACGCTTGCTTCATGCACAACCTTCTTCCCCACCGAGTCTCTGAGCAACCTGCCAGTTGCGTAGGCAGAAGAGATCTCGGCGTCCTTGACGGCGGGAGGAAGGTGCACACGAGCGCGTTTGCGAGCCAGTCTACGCTCGAGGCAGTCGGCCAGGCGGGACACCTCTGGTGCAGGAACAGGTCTCCCCAGGTTTCGCAACCCGGCGAGTATCTCAGAGAAGGAAGCTTGCTCGGCTTTCTTGACAAGACCCTGAACCACAGAGTTGTACCCTCCAACGGCACGGCCCGCTTCAACCGTAGCGGCAGACGACGAAGGCACGGACAACGAAGTACCATCTCGGAACGCGCCGCGCAGCAGTGTGTAAACGTGACTCTTGATATCCTCCAGCAACTTAGGAGGAGTCACGTGTCTGCTGTGCAACGTGGTCAAATGCTGGGTAACAGCTCTCTGCTGAACCGATGTCGGCGCGCTTGGAAGGGCGCGTGCAAGCCTACTAAAAGCAAGCTTGCCCTTGACAGACAATCGGCTATCAAGCCAGCGAGAGAGTCGCTTGGGAATTCCTGGACAATGAGCCCTCCGCTGCTCCAAGGCAGCAGATCGCAACTCACCGCAGACACCCTTGAGTGTCTGAGCGACTGCAAGCCAACCATTACGAGCAATGGCGGCCGACAACCACTTCCTGAATACCCAAGACCCAGCACGTGTTCCGAGACCACAAGAAATCAAAGCGCACCAGAGGGGTTTCCAAATCCCTCTGGTGTGCACCGAAGATCGAAGACTAGGGACCACCCGTCGAGGCCTGCGGCTACCAGCTACTTTGGTAACTGGTTTGGCAGCGCTCACGGATGTGGCACCCTTAACCTTCACAAACGGGTAAGACGGTAGTCTTACGCGCATGATCCTGTCAAGG